ACCGTATCAGCGTGCAGCATGCGATAGCGTGCATCAATTCTTTATTGACCATGGAGCGGATGTTAATCCTTGCGTGGTCATCCCTACCGGCGGCGGTAAAACGCCGGTTATGGCGATGTTGTGCGCAGAACTCATAGCCAATGGCGCGCGTGTGCTGATCATGGCGCACGTCCAAGAGTTGGTGCAGCAAACCTACAATCGACTTGTATCGACTATGCCAGACCTTCCGATCGGGGTATATTCGGCGGGGCTCAAACGTCGTGACGTAAACAACCAAATTATCGTTGGTAACGTGCAATCGATCGCGCGTAAGATCGACCAGTTCGGGCTAATTGACTACATATTTGTTGACGAAGCGCACCTAATCCCGCACGGCCAAGACGGTCAGTACAACATGATCATCGAGGCTATGCGCCAAACCAATCCATCGCTACGGGTTGTCGGATTTACGGCAACTCCATATCGGCTCAAGGGCGGGGTAATATGTGCCAGTGATCACATTTTAAACAAGGTCAGTTATGAAATTGGCGTATCTGATCTGATTCATCAAGAGTATTTGTGCAAGCCGATTAGCAAGCATTCGGTGAACACTCCAGATCTACGCGGCATTAAAACAATTAGGGGAGATTTTGCGGAAGCGGAACTGGCCGAACGCATGATGGAAAACAATCTGGTAATGCTGGCATGCCTTGAGATCTTATCCAAAACTCAAGATCGCAATCATGTTTTGCTGTTTGCCATCACGCTGGCGCATATGAAATGTGTGGCAGAAACTCTTAGAGCAATGGACCTTAAAGCGACGATCGCAACTGTTGATGGCACTACGCCATCGGCGGAGAGATCATCGATTCTAGAGGCCTTCAAGGCAGGCAAAATTAAGTATCTGGTCAATGTTGGCGTGCTGACGACTGGATTCGACGCAACTATGATTGATTGCGTGGTGTTGTTGCGTCCGACTCAATCCCCTGGCCTTTATTATCAAATGGTTGGCCGTGGCTTCCGCTTGCATCCGAACAAGGCTGATTTTCTTGTGCTCGATTTTGGCGGCAACATTCGACGCCATGGACCGATTGACCAGATTCAAATTAAGCCACAGAAGGAAGGCAAGGGCGGGCCGCTAACAAGGTCATGCCCGAATTGTCAATGCGAAGTTTCGATCACTCAACGGGTATGCCCACATTGCGAATACGAATGGCCAGCGAAGGAAGGTAAACTTCACGACGCAATCGCCGAAGATGAGGTCGATATTTTAGGCAAGTACTCCAAAAAGAACGCGGATTACGATGCCGAATATGAGGTGAAAGAAACGACATACGATATTTATGTCAAGAATCATCCGGGCGGGATATTTAACGGTCGCCAAATCGCACCATATCGACAAGAAAAGCTTAGGATTAATTACCACACGGCATGCGGCAAGACTGTTCGAGAATGGCGAACGCTCCACCAATTAAAATCATGGTGGAAACGTAGATTAGTTGATTTAGAAGGTTATGGAACTAGTTACGACATAGAAAATCCGGAAAGCATTGAAGACGCTTTATTTATTTTGCAAAGAATTAAAGGCGGAGGTTCAAACCGTAGTGATGCATATGACTGTGATTTTGGTTGTCTTGCATTTTATGAAACAGTCGCCATTCGAGTTAAAACAACAATGGGCAGATGGCCAGAGGTTGTAGACTCAGCAATTGATACAAGTGTTAATGTTTTGTTTGATTAATGACGACACGAAAGGAATTCAACATGATGCTGGAAGCCGCTCTTCGCTACGCCGGTTATGGATACCCCGTTTTTCAATGTGCGCCCAATGGCAAAACTCCGCTAGGCGGTAATGGTCATCTCGACGCAACAACCGATCTGGACCTTATAACGGAATGGTGGACCGCGACGCCAAATGCAAATATCGGGATATCGACAACGGGGTTGCTGGTCGTCGATATTGATGGCGAAGACAACCCGTGGCCGGGATATGGTTGCGATGATCTTGGAATAGGGGCCGCCGCACGATCTCCAAACAATGGCCGACATTTCTGGTTCCGCCAGCCCGCTGGAGTCGCGTGGCGATCGACCGCCAGCCAATTAGCCAATCGAGTAGATACCAGGGCCAATGGCGGGTATGTCGTTGTTGCGCCATCGAGATTGCCAAACGGGATATATTCTTGGGTCGATGACGCCAGCCTATTTGATCTAGATACCCTTCCATTGCCTCCGCAATGGCTCATCACGGCACTATCTCCCGACAATCGGCAGGTCGTGCCATCGACGCCAGACGGCAACGTCATCATCCAAGGATCACGTAATACCGCACTCGCTCGAATGGCTGGAGTCATGCGCCGTGCAGGCATGACGCAAGCGGGTATCGAGGCCGCGTTGATGGCGGAGAACCAACGATGTTCGCCGCCATTACCACGGGATGAGGTCGTCCGGATCTGCACCAGTATCAGCCGCTACAACCCTGACGATATTGCGGTTGCCATTGTCGAGGATCATTTCAGTCAAGACGGAATCGAGATCGAGGACCAGTTCGCTGTTGAGGATCCGGGGCCATGCCCTGAACACCTATTGTCGATTCCCGGTTTTGTTAATTCTGTCATGAGTCATACGCTGGCAACAGCACATTATCCGAATCGAGCCCTAGCATTCGGCGGAGCCATCGCCATTCAAGCATTGCTTGCTGGCCGCAAGGTTTGCGATCCATACGGAACACGCGTCAATCTATACGTTGTTGCGCTGGCCAATTCTGGAGTAGGTAAGGACCATCCGCGCAAGATCAATCGGCAAATCATGGCGAAAATTGGTGAGGGTAAATGGGTTGCTGACCTGATCGCATCGATGGAAGGACTCGAGGATCGCCTGCACGCGGTACCATCCATGCTGTTTCAAACGGACGAGTTCGACCATTTCTTGCTTCAAATATCGAAAGGCAAGGAGATCAGATACGAACAAATCATGGCAAGCTTGATGAGGTTCTTTACCACGGCAAGCAGTACCTATTCCATGCGGGCAAAAGTAGGCATGGATTCGCTCGAGATTGTCCACCCGAATTTGTGTTTGTTCGCAACCGCCATCCCAAAGAATTTTTACGAATCGCTCAACGCCAAAGTTATGTCTAATGGCGGCTTGTCTCGCATGTTGATTCTAGAGGCCGGAAATAGGGGCCAGCGGGGTTCAGGTCGTCATGTTGATATCCCAATCGAAATAATCGAAACCGCCGCGCATTGGAAAGCTTTAGGCGGAACGCAAGGCAACCTGGCTAACGAGTTCCCCGTGCCGCTGGTCGTCTCGATCACGCCGGAAGCAACCGACATAATTAACCAATCTCGAGACTACGCCGACGAACAATATCAAATAGCCGAATCCGCTCAAGACGATACCCGTATGAGTATCTGGTCTCGAGTCGGCGAGAAGGTTCACAAATTAGCATTACTGCACGCATGTTCAGCGGATTATCGCAACCCAATTATTGATGTTGCCGCCGCGACGTGGTCCACACAATTTGCCGACTACCAAACGCGCAAAATGTTATCCAGCCTATCAAAACATATGGTCGATGGTGAACATGGCCAGCGATGCAAAAAGGCGGTCGAGATTTTGTTGTCGTGGCAATCCGAACACGGCGATACCTTCATGCCACGTCACGCATTCCTTCGCAAAATGGGCACGTTCAAGCCTAAAGAAATTGAAGACGTTTTAGGCACTCTGAAAAGCCAACACAAAATAGAAGACATGCGCAAAGAAGCGGGGCCACGGGGGGGACGTGGTTTCCGTGGTTTGCGTATCACTCCGCGCCTAACATCAACCACAAACGCCGTCGAGCCAGCACCAACCGAAAATCAGTAGTCGCCGGTTATGGCTTCTGCAAGAACTGATTTTGACTCGCCATAAGTCGTTACACAGTAACTAATTACAGTTCTTGCAGTTTTTACCCCCCCCCCCTCACGCACCCAAACGCACCTACCCGGTTATAACCGGGTTCTTGCATAGTTCTTGCATGCACAAAACCCCTATAAAACAAGCGTTTTTCAGTTCTCGCAGTTTTTGCAGGGGGGGC